TTATGAAAACAGTTAAACCAGAAAATCTTAAAACACCCGAATGGAGAACAACTTATGTTCTTCGTTCAGACTTAATCGGTTTGATGGAGTCCATTAGAACCTTCGGGTTTCAGTACCCAGTCATTGCCATGGAAGACGGAACTATCGTAGATGGGTACGCCCGCTGGTGTGCCGCTCACTCTTTAAGTCTTCCAGAAATGCCAGTTATATTTAAAGACTTAAATAAAATTGAAGCAATGATTCTTCACATTCAATTGAATCGATCAAGAGGACAAGTAATTCCCTATTACCTAAGTCGCACAATTGCCACATTGAAAAAAGGCATGAGCGAAAGAGATATTATGAACTCCTTAAACATGACGGCAGATGAGTTTGACATTCTTTCCGATGGATCTTTAATCAAAAAACGTAAGGTAGAAGCCCACAACTACAACAGGGCATGGGTTCCAATTGAATCGAACGCAACGGAAGATTTCCAAATAGAGCGCCCACCCACACCAGATAAATAGAAAAAAGACGGACTAGGAAAACCCAACCCGCCTTCTTTCTATTCCTTGCGGGTAGATCTACCTCCTAGTCTGCCAAGGCTCGGAAAGAGCCGTCTATTCGGGTTACAAGCCAAACATTACTAGGTCAATATTAAGAAGGAAGAAAGTCTTCCATAAGAGTCGCTACATTTATCTCTTCTATATCCCCGATAGTTCCTTCTGTAGCAGCATCGACTATCACACGCTTATTATTAATAAGTTTAAAGACTTCCTCGTCTATTGTTCCGGCTGACAATGCATGAGTCACCTGCACAGACCCTGTAGTTCCTATGCGGTGAATACGTGCAGAAACTTGATCCACATCCGCTGGTGTCCATGGGTGTTCTACAAATAACATGTCTTGTGCCGCTGTAAGTGTGTGTCCCGTTTTAGCGGCTTGAATAGAAAGAACGATTACAGGAGCATCTTCGGTGCTTTTTTCCATAAAAGTTTCTTTAGTAGTCTGAACTTCTTCTGGTGTCATTCCACCTTGAATTTTCAATCCACCATATTGGTTGGCTAATAAGTCAACAATTTCTCTATGGTGAGCAGCAAGAACAACTTTACGTCCTTCATTTATTCTGCTTTCCACCCATTCGTCTACTGCTTTTAATTTAGATTTAGCCGCAATCTTTTTAAGTACAGATAATTTCACAAGATGTTCGTGCGCTTCAGCGGCAAACTTTGCCCTAACTGCGGCACTTTTAGGATCTTTGCCTAATTCTTTCGCCAATTCAGCCGCACGTTCAGCAACAAACTTCGCTATATCTTTTTCTGCTTTACCATATTCGGCTAAATATTTAGGGTCTGGATCAATCAACCATTCGGAATGTCGAATAGGCGGTAAATCCTCTAACACTTCATCCTTCGGTCTACGAATGTAACAAGATCCTCTTAATCGTTCGTTGAGTTCGTCAAGGTTGCTGGCTCCATCAATATGCCACTGGTTAAACCTGTCTCTGAATGCGCCACAATAACGCTTGTAGAACGCCCAGAGTCCTCCAAATTCTTTAAGCCTTCCGATGATTTCCAACTGAGGACCATATTCGGCGGGTCTGTTGGTGATCGGCGTTCCCGTAAGACATAAGATCAAACCATTTCCAGAGGCTGTTTTGACAAGACTCTGTGAGCGTTTCGTTCTTTTGCTTTTTGGGTTCTTGAGGTAATGGCTTTCATCGAATACATAAGAGGTGTAGCCCTTTAACCTTTCAGGATGAAAGTCGATATTGGAATAACCAACAATGGTGAAATCTGCATCTTCTTCTGGGAAGTCGGAACGGTTTACCACTCGCTTCCACGTTCTCGTAGGAAAGAACTTGTCAATTTCTGTAGCCCAATTTAGGGCTAAGTTAGGTGGGCAAACAATCAAACATGGAAATGCGTCTTAGTGTTGAACGCTTGCTAGTGCTTGAACTGTTTTTCCAAGTCCCATTTCGTCTGCTAAAAAGACTTTTCTATTTTTGATTATGTATTCGACTCCTGCCTTTTGGTAAGGAAGAAGTTCTCCATTTAGATCGGGAATTTCTATGTTTGCATCTGTTGCCCTTGACGCAGCAATCTTCTTTGCTTGGGACTCAATAATCTTGAGTTGCATAGACTCAAGTTCTTCTGGAACATGCAATCGGAAATTTTTTGCAAACTCTATAGCCTGAGGCAAACTTGATTCAGGGCATTTCCAAACCTTGTTTTTACCATCCCACCTAGAACCAGCAACTTGCTTCACTCCTGCCACTTTTACAGAGTCATAGCGAAAACGTATGGTAATGCTTTTTCCAGATAAATCTATTCCTTCTCTTTCATAAGGATGTTCAGGTAAATCTAAAATCCTTAGATCGGGATCAAGCCAATAATCAAATTGCACGGCATATGCTTTAATTTGTTTCAGGCTAGAAACAGGTATACGCCAAGCCTGATTAAGTCTGTCCCATCTCGCTCCTGCTATTTCTTTTACGGCTGTAACTTCATTAGCGTTATAGGGGCTATGTAAAACTATTTCGTCATCATTAAGCATGATGCGCTTGTCTTCCTCCATGGAGTCCATTTTAACTTCAGAAAGTTTTTTCCGCAATCCCCTTGTCTCGTCCATTATCTTTAGATAGTATTATCTTAAGCCCTTCGGGGAGTACTACAAAGAGAGAGGTTTAAGGACAAAATATGTCTCACGAACTAGAGATTAAAGAAGGTACAGCAAGTTTTGCTTACCGTAAACAAGGTGGAGCGCCTTGGCATAAGTTAGGTGTAGCCGTAGACGGTCACCAGACAGCGCCACAAATGCTTGAATTGGCAAGGGCTAACTATGAAGTAGTTCTACTGCCAGTCCAATACACCGCCCCAAACGGCGATGTAAAAGAAATGGAAGACCGTTACATAACTGCCAGAGTTGATGAAGACGGTGATGTCCAACCATTCGAGACAGTTAAAAATCGTTATCGAGTAGTTCAAAACGCCGCAGTGCTTGAAAAGGCATTAAATATTTGTGGTGCATCTCATGGAGACGCAATCATGGATACCTGTGGAGTTCTTAAAGATGGACGAGAATTCTTTGCTACCGTCGATTTGGGAACATTGATTCTAGATCCCAATGGCGTTGCAGATGAAATTGGACGTTACCTAGTTGTTCACACCAGCCATGATGGAACTACTCCTATTACCTATGCATGTACTGACATTCGTGCAGTTTGTGCCAACACAGTTCGCATGGGACAAGAAGTAGCCAAATCTTCATTGACTGCTCGTCATACCACGAATTACGAACGTGCCTTAGACGAAGCAAATGAAGTTCTGAACATTTCAACAGAATGGGCTAAGTCTTTTAAAGACACAGCAGAAAAAATGCTTTCAATACCTATTGCTACCGGAAGTTCCAGTATTGACAGAGTTCTTAATGGACTTTGGCCAGAAAAAGATGCAGACACAGACCGCAAGAAAGAGAATCGTTCAGAGACGATATCTTTGGTTCGTGGCTTGTACGTGAACCGAAAGAACGCAGGGGGTTACGGCTATAACGGTTGGAGTCTTCTCAATGCTGTGGGCGAATACTACGACCACCATTGGTTTGAAGATGAAAAACGAAATGCTCAAGCCTCAATGCAGATGGGGAATAAATCTCATCTGATGAAAGCAAAAGCAGCAGATCTTATTCTTGATCTAGTCTGATGTGTTCTCCCTCGCGGATACCAGCAGAACGTTTGGAGCAGTTCCTCGAACAAGTAGGGGAACTAAATCCAGATGCTATAAAGTTTGACGGTTTCGATGCCGCCATAATTGGTTGTGGAAATCAATTCACAAAGGATGCAATCCTGATCTACGACGAAATGTTGATGGTAGACATTTTGATAGAACAAGGAATGACCGTTGATGAGGCTTGGGAATATCTTTCCTTCAACACATGGGGTGCATGGTTAGGTGAATCAACCCCCATCGTTATGAGGAGTGGCATTGATTGTTGAACTGAATGAATGGGAATGGGTACACGCCCTCAACATTGGCAATATGCGATTTACCGCCAATTGGGGTAAAAAAGATGCCGCTCATTACGATAAAAAAAGAATGGAAGACGATCGAACCGCTCAACAGCGAGCGTGTGTCTGTGAACTTGCTGTAGCAAAAGCAACTAACCGCTACTGGTCAGGAAGTGTTTGGCCTAAAACTAAACACAACTGGTTCAAACGTAGGATTGCCGATGTGGGACACAATATCGAAGTTCGTTCGGTTAGGACTAGGACGACAGCCGCAGTCAGAGAGTATCAAACTGGACAAGGTTTATTTTTATTTGTTGCTCGAACAACCACACCAGAACTAACCCAAGTAGAAATTTTAGGATACATAAATTACGATGAAGCGTGGGAAAAGGGAGTGACTCCCGACTATATAGACCCCACGACAGAGCAAGAAGGGAGTAGAACGAGAGTTGTTTCAGCCGAACATTTGGAGAAATGGGAACCGAAACATATCGTTCAATAAAAAATGCCTGCTTTTGAAAATGGAACCATTAAATGGATTAAAGAAGACTTTACTAGGCACGGATACCTTGCAACCTATGCAGTAGGAGAATGTCGTTGTGACGTTTGCACAAAGCATTGGAAAGAATGGGTAGAAGATGCCTTTGGTGGAGGCGAAGTTCCAACTTACAGCAATGGAAGAACGTGAAACCTTTAGCGGAACTCAGCGAAGAAGTAGTTTGGCACGGTTTAGAAGATATGTGTGTTCAGCATGGATCTATTCGTTGTGCTTGTGAAAAAACAGCAGAAACAGAATGGCCTAACACTCCATCTGATCCAAACGAGCCTTTTTAAGACTTGCATCACTGCTATAGGTAGTAGCGATATCATAGTTACGACAGAAGGAGGCACAAATATGTGTTGTCCCTATTGTAAAACTGATCTTTCATCCGACTTCGATAGCGGAGCATCCACAGGCATGTGGGAGTTTAAAGTTGTCTGCACCTGCGGAAGTGCCTTTTTGTGGAGACAGGGACGTGTCATACCTCTTAGACGTAAGGTTTATACCCGCGTGGGCGCAACCGAGGATTACTTAGTTTGATCCAGTTGCGTCGCAACTTACGCCTATCCCTGTCAGACGTTCCACCCCATATCCCGATTTCACGATTTATAATCGCATAATCTAAACACTCTTTAGAAACATCACAGATTTTGCAAAAAGCATAAGCCTGTTGCCTTTTAACTCTTTGATTTTTATCTTCTCTCAAAATGAAAAAAATTTCTGCGGGTTGCCCCTTACATGTGGCATTTTTAAACCACTCTTTGTCACTCACTTAAATACCTCTTCTTTACATGGAGGTGTAGTCAAGGACAATAAATGGCCATTCATCTTCACTGCCTCGCCGCATTAATGTTGGCCATTCTCTTTGATCCCGCATGCCTCTATAGTGTTTTACTTCTAATACATTAGGGTCTGTGGGGTCTGGACTGATGGATATGCCAAACTCAGACCATCGACTCCAAACAGCAGATCCAAAAGGTCGCAAATCCCTACTCTGACCAGAGCCTAAGGGAGCATGATGTTCGAGCCAAAGAGCACACCCATACTCGTGGCGAATATAGTCAAGGAACTTTGCCATTTCCGTAGTAACCGATTCCGATGTTCTTCCACCGGGATCTATAAAGGCTTTATATAACGGTCCTAAAACTAAAAGTTCTGGTTTAGTTTCTTCAACCCATGCGATTAATTTGTTTCTGTCCGCTGTTTTAAGAAGATCTAGTCCATCTGGCTTAACAACAAGATTGGCATTCATGTCTCCTGCTTTACCAAAGTTTTCTATACGATCATAAATACGTCTAGCGGTTCTACGGATAATTCGTTCTGGGTTTTCTAAGTCAATAAACAATGTGCGTATTGGTGGAATTTTATCCCTTCTAAACGGATGAATACCTGCGGCTGACATTAGAGCGACCTGTCTTGCTAAAAAAGTTTTACCAACACCTTCTGCCGCTACCACGATGACACGTTCTTGTCTTTCAAGTAGATTAGGTATCAACCAATCGTAAGAATCTTCTGTCTCTTCTTTTAGAAGTGTTGCCCAGTCAACCAATCGTCCTTTTTCTTCAAGTGTGGGTTCTTCTCCTTCAAAACCTTCTAATAATCTTTTGGCTTTATTAACTCGTTGAGCCAAAGGCAAACTGTGATCTAAATCCATAAGATTTTCGACAAAATCTGTAAATTCATCTCTGATTTCACCGGCAACTAATTCCAGATCGCTAAGTTCTAATCCCATTCCAATATGATCGGAAATATCTTTGCCTTTTGCAGGTTTTTTAACAACAACTTTTGAACCAACATTACGTAATTCTGAAGCAACACTGCTGGCATGAATTTCGCCTGCATCATCATTGTCTTGAATAATTACAATCTTTCCACCAGCAAGTGCCTTTGTGTGTGCGGACAACCATTTATTTTGCCCTTCATCTCCAGCCCCGCCAGGATTGCAAGTTGCAACTTTTCCTAGCCGTTCTAAGGTATGTACGTCTTTTTCGCCCTCTACAACGTAAACAACTTTTTCATTTGCAATCTGTTCTAAAACTTCTGGGAGTTTGTATAGGGGTTTATCTATTCCCTGTGTTCCCCACTTCCATTCGTTGTCTTCCCAGCGTTGTTGGCGGAAAGTCTTTTTCCCATCCTCATCACGCATACGAAGAACCTGCATTACATTTTCTCCATTAGCATTTCTATAAACGTAAGTATCTTCTAATTTCATTTTTCCTTTGGACTTCTCTCCAGAATCAGGGAACAATTCATTGGGCTTAAGACTCATGGAATCACAAATCTCTTTAAAATCACAACCGCCACCTCTATGACAATTCAAAAGAACTTGACCTTCTCGTCCAAGTCCGATCGTCAATGAGGGATTCTGGTCATCTTGTCTACACGGACAAGCCGCTACCCATCCTTGTCCAGATGTTTGAACTTTTTCTAATCTAGAAAGAACAAGGTCTATTTCAGGAGTTTTGTGTTGTGCCACCTAAATACCTTTTCCTTTCTTCAGCGCTAACCGTCTTACTGTACGCCTGAAGGAAAAGTTCTCTGTCAGAGTTTGTGCGTAAGGAAGCGCCATTATTGGGGAATGTTTTCATAGTCTTACCCACTAGATCGTGGGGTTTTTCAAAAGAGGTGCCAGACTCTGCACCTGTTATGGCGGAGCGCAACTGTGACCATGCTGATGCAGAATCAGGAATAGCGTCTCCTAACCGTAAGTCAATTGCCAATCTCCGAACCTGCCCTACACGAGGCATTCGTTCTTGGTCAATAATAATTATTTGATCGATAGCAGCATCTACGTCTTCTTTGGAAAGATCTGAAAGAAATTTCCACCAAAGAGTAGCCCTTTCTTTGAAAGGCGGTCCAGTGGTAGCGGCATTCCAGTTGATGCTTACTTTTTTAACTACGTTGGCGAGTTCGTCTTTTTCCATGGCGATCAGAATGGTTCTGCGCCGTTAGCGAAAGCCTCCAAGGAGTCGAAGTCTGAATCCGCTTGATCTGAAAGATCTAAAAACATTTCTATGTGCTTTTCGTCCCTCAGGATCAATTCTATATCATCATACTTTTTCCCTTGAGGGTTGTGACCCATATGCCATGAGGAATAGGTGACTCCTCTAATGGCATCCTTACAAGCGTCCATGCCATACATCTCTATGGCTTTCTCTATCTTGCGTCTACGCTTATCGCCTAGAACAGGCTTGCGTCCTGTAGATCTACAAGTGACAATCCAGTGTTGGAAGATTTCAAAAATGTCTTCTGGTGTTGCTTTACTCATCCCGATCCTTCCTCTCTAACTCTTCGGTTCTTCGAGTCTAGATCAGAATTACACGGATGGCAAATGGGCGTGGGAGCGGAGGGAATCGAACCCTCAACCTTCGGATTAAAAGTCCGCTACTCTGCCAATTGAGTTACGCTCCCTCAATCCAAGGCTCTGAGTTGTCTCCTTGTTAAAGATATTGTGGCAGACTCAACTCGCATTATTCCATCTAGAGCACTTCGTATATGAACATCCACTTGCTCAGGTGGGACGTTGAATCGACCAGCAAGAATTGCCCTGTACTTCATGGCTTGTTTTTCTGCTTCTGAAAGTCCATCATCAAAAGGTGCTTCTTGGGGGATCGCTAAAGCCTGACTCATTTCTTCAAAATCAGATGCGTTTAAACATTTAGTGCAACCCAAAATGCCATTAGGTGATTTTCGTTTTCTTGTTATCGTGTGTCCGCATTCCAATTCATGTGCCCAAATCACATGACCATATCCGCCCACTTTTTGAACGTTGACTGCCTTTTTACGGGGAGCGTTACGAGGACTGCTCATGCTTTTTGTCGCACCAAGCGTGAGCAGATTTGATTGCTTCTTCCAATTGCTCTGACCACGGCAGACAAAGGGTTATCCACCATTCTTCTGAAAGCCATTCAGGAACACTTACAACAGGAGCAACTTCATGACACCTGATTACCGCTTCATCAACTTTTTGCCATAAGGCTTTTTGTTTTTCAATCCATTCTTCAGATTCTTTAGCGGCTTTCTCATCGGAAGAATCAATTAAAAAACGGTGAATCGCTTTTATTCCTTGTTCTGGCAACTGCCGCTCGAAAGAGGATAGTTCTATTGCTTCTATAAGATCTTCCGGTATTTCCAACTTTGTTTTAGGCACCGCTACCCAACTCCTTATAACAACTGTTACACATCTTTAGATTATGATCCGTAATAGTTAAAAAGCACTTACAAAACTTGCAAGAAGCCTTTAAAGATCGCTTACTATTAAATGTTTTAATGGGTTTACTTATAATCCCTTGTCTGTTTCCTCTCATGTATGTAAACTTTAGACCATGGGTTGTCAGAGAGCAACCCTTTAGTATTATATGAAAGCCAGAGAGAGGAAATACAATGGCAGTCATGAGTAAAGCAATCTTGGCGGGATGCTGTGCTGTTGGTGCACTTTTAGCAACGGCGGCAGGAAATTCAACCAGACTGTTAGAAGAACCAGTATCTGTATCTGGTGAACCATTAGAAGTATCTAAACCAATATTTACCTACACAACAACAACAACAACCTCGGTCGAAGCCAGTCGCATTTCTTATCAGGACTACTTTCCTTTAGAGGCAACTACAACTACGACTACAACTACGACTACGACTGTTGCCCCATCAACACAGACACTTAAAGGTCGAACTTGGTCTTTTGATGTTGACACCGACTTGGATACACCAACAGGTGTAGAGAGAACTCACGAAGATGTTCCATATCTAATAGACAACATGTATGGGTTTTACGAAAGAGGAGAACACATAGTTGAACTACAAATGCTTCTAGGCATGGATTATGTTGATGGCACATATGGTCCCGCCACGAGAAAAAAGCACATGTTGTGGTTTGGTGGATTTGAAAAGGCACAAGCACACTTTTATGAACGTAGTACTTGGTATTTAGAAACAGTAGATCCCGAAGAGCCATGGAAGCACAACTGGGATGCATGGGACTCTCCTCCCACCCTTCAACAATTGGTAGACATTTATTTTGAACCTGCCGATAGGACTTGGGCATTACGTGTGGCTTTTTGCGAGTCATCAGCCCAACCTAAGGACACATACTCAAACGCTGTTTCAAGCGCATTAGCCGTCGGATGGTTCCAGCATCTCAGTAGGTTTTGGTTGACCAGATCCGAATTGTCCGGTTGGGAAGGATTTGACATTTTCGATACCGAGGCAAACGTTGCTGTAGCCGCATGGTTATTCTACGAAACACGAAGTAGTGCTAACCACTGGAATCCATCACGTCCTTGCTGGGGAGATACTCCTTACGGACAGTGATAATATAAAAAGATAATAGGAGGCTTTGTTAATGAGCAAACTTATAGAAAGCAATGATGAATATGACTTGTATGAGGTTCCGTTAGGACACTTGTACCACTTCAAACAAGACTGTAAAACAGTAGATGAATTCAGAGGACAAGCGAAAGCAGGAACTAGCCGAATGAAATATTCAGGCGACAAACCCCCTCGGACAATTCCCTTACGACAGAAATACAGACGACGATCATGATCGAAACAGAAGTAGTTCCACATCCAGCCAAGTTTGGACAAAGACATCTACATTTAATTGTGGACATTTTAGGAGATAATCCTGAACTAAATGTCTTAGATCCTTTTGCAGGAGTGGGGACAATTCATCAACTTCCTTATTTTACTCGTGGGGTTGAACTAGAGCCTGAATGGGCTGACCAACATCCTCAAACAGTTGTGGGAGACGCATTGAAAACAGAGTTTGATGATGCCTGTTTTGATGCAGTTGTAACTTCTCCTTGTTTCGGTAACCGTATGGCAGATAATTTTGAAGCAAAAGATGACAGCATCCGCCACACTTATCGCCAGTATTTAGGAAGAACCCCAACCGATGGAAGTTCTGCTGTTTTGCAATGGGGAGATGAGTATCGCAATTTCCACAAAAAAGCATGGGTGGAAGCGAAGCGTGTGTTGGTGCCACATGGAAAATTAGTTATCAATATAAAAAACCATGTTCGTGCAGGACAGATACAAAAAGTAACAGAATGGCATGTTGAGGCGTGCCGTGAAATTGGATTCCAATTAACAGATAGAATTCAAGTTCCATTGCCAGGTCTCAGGCATGGAGAGAACCACGAAAAGCGACTACCACATGAAACTTTATTGGTCTTTATAAAAGCACCTATTGTGTAAGAGTCGCTAATTGGATAAAATAATTTGATTACCTTCGGGTAAGCCAAATATGGCTATATAGATATCGGAGGGGTGGGAACAAACATTACTGTTTGACGGCCTCCTGCCCCTTCGTAAAAAAGTTGAGGAACTAAATGCCTAAAAGCAAGATTAGAGCAAAAATCAAATTCAATAACCAGCAGATAGAAGTCGGTTATTACGACACGAAGGCTCAGGCAGAAGCAGCCAAAAATGCTGCACGTCAGGCTTTAGAGAAGTGGGAAGAACTAAACCCACCAAAGCCACCCGAAAAGAGAAGGTTGCCGAGTTTGAATACTTTGGTTCATTTCATCAATCAGGGAACTTATGACAGGGTCATAGAAGAAATAGCAGAAACCGCATTAAGTCGTTACCACCTAACAAAACGTCACAACTACAGGGTTGACAAGTTTCCAACCAGCAATAAAGTTAAAAACGTCTCTTATCTAAATCGAACCAAACGACAAGCGCTATCAGCGCACATATAAACAATCCTGCTAATCCAACCCATTTGATGATATCCCACACCATTTTTCAACCGTCCCTCTACTTATTTTCAATCTGAAACATATTAACTCAACACTCAAGCCTTTTTCATAAAGATCCCTTATGTGGTCTGAATAGTGAAAGTGTTTGTATCCCATGTTGAAAAGTCTTTAATTAGCCTGTATAATAGACTATATAGTAAAAAATATAGTTAAAAGAAGAGAGGTGAATTACTTTGACTATTTTTTGGAATAAAAAATATGTAGAAGCGAAATATGCATTTGATACAACACGTAAAAGTGCGATTTTGGCTGACATCATCAAAGCAGAACAAGACAAATCCGGCATATCCATAAAAGGACCAAGCGACGAGTTTGTTGAGAAAGCAGAAAATCTAATTGAAATCCTATTAGACGAGAAGTATGTGCAGGCTTTAAAAACAGGCGAGCCTTCATTCTTAGCGTCTTCTAACGGTTTCTCATGGGACAAAGGCATTTGGGAAATGGCTGTCAATAGCACAGCGGGAATCCTTCAAGCCATTCATGAAACAGAAAACCGTCCAATGGGCAATGTAAACGGAAGTCTTTCTTCCGGCTTACATCACGCCGACCATTTAGGCGGCATGGGTTTTTGTACCGTAAACGGATTGGCCATTGGTGCTTGGTATGCGCATACAGAAGAGAATGCAAAAAAGATTTTAATTCTTGACTTCGATGCCCATTGCGGCGGCGGAACAATGTCTTTCCTTACAGGCTTAGGAATGGACTGGGTCGATCAAGTTGACCTAAGCACAAACAGTTTTGATTCTTATGCTCAAACAGGAGACCATAAATTGGTAGTCCACATGGGCAATGAAAAAGAATACCTTCAAGAAGTCTTTCATTTGTTAGATGGAATTGAATGGGACAAATATGACCTTGTGCTTTACAACGCAGGAGTCGATCCTCATCCACGGATCTCAGTAGAGTCTTTGGCTGAAAGAGATGAATTGGTTTTTAATAAAATCTTTCAAGAGACATTGCCTTGTGTTTTCGTTCTTGCAGGGGGTTACACATCCTCCTTTGGAACTATGGAACAAATAGCAGAAGCGCATTACAATACAGTATTAGCGTCAGAAAGAATATTGGATTTAATAAAACCTAATATATCGAACTGATATTCAAGGGGTTAATTGATTTCTTTATAAAAGTTATAAATTGCCCCTTGCAATACTCTGCAAGTCTGTGTTAAAATAAAACTATCTAATATATAGCCTATTCAAATTAAGAGGAATACCATGTCCAACAAAAAGAGGAAGCCGACCCCTAAGAAGGCTTGGCACCCATTAGAACGAAACCCACAATGGTGGGTAGACCAGCAGGCGGAACGCGTCTACGCAGACATCAAAAAGCGTTATCCTGACATCCCCAAAGAAGCCATCGAAGAACAAACGGCAAATGAAACATGGGGTAGCGACACCTACACGGTGAACGTCCATTACCAAGGCAAAGACCGTGATGGGTTTGTCGAACTGGCAATTCATAACCACAATCGCACAACCCATATTCCATGGCGACACATGCAACAGATCAAAAACGAGATACTAGGAGAGGAACGTGAAGGCGTTCAGATCTTTCCAGCCGAATCTCGTCTAGTAGATACTGCTAACGAGTATTGGATGTATGTGTATCCAGCAGACTCAGCGCCGATGCTTAACCGCAGGACAAAACTTGGCATGAATTATGGACGACGAGTCAGTTATGAACAAAATCCATTCGGCAAGGTTCGTCAAGAGCCTGAAATGGAAATAGCACAATGAGTTCCAAAAACAACAGTACGGGCATGGCACGAACAGGTGCCTACCAAACTCCCGAAGAACTTAAAAAGAATTGGGATATCCCATTAGAGTTACGTCAATCAGATAATGGACTTCAAGTCCAAGAAGCCGGACTTGTAACAAATGGCACATTAGACGACAAGCATCTTTTTTTAGATAACCGTCGTGGCAGTCTCGGTGCGAAGTTCGACATCTCAGATGAGCATTCTTTAGATGTGCGCGACGCACCTTTGTTTCAAAAGTTGATGAAACATCCAGAGAGCAACGTTCCCAAAAACTTCCACGGAAGGATACTCCTGTCCCCTGATTGGGCGGCAGGACTAAAGGGATACCTGAAAGACGGGGTTCGCAATTTAGGATTCA